ACTGATAAGTCTTGTCCCGGAACTAAATTAGTTTCATCTACTTCTATTAGTAAGTTTCCTGATAATACAGCATTATCAACTGCCATTCTCATAAAACCATTCATTAATGTTTGTGTATCATCCATATTTTCAGCTATACCAACACCAAAGAATGAATATGGATTAAGTTCATATGGAACAGCCATATAAGGTATCTTAGCAGGTTTAAATGGATTTAATACACATCTAATAAGTTTTCTATTACAAATCCATATATTAGCTTGTAGTTCATCAAACTTCTGTAACTCTTTAGGTATTTCAACTTCGTTTTCTAAGAGCATTTCAGTATCCATTGTACCCCAATACTCAATAACTTCAAACCTATCTATATATGTTTCACCTGTTGCATAATCAGATAAGTCATCTTCCCAATCTTTTTTAGTGTATGTCTCGCCCATTTCAATACATGAGTCAATAACATTTTGTCTAAAGTATGGTCTCTTTTTTAAATTACGTAACTGATTACGAGATAATTTATGTCTTTCAACTACATACTGTGCTTCATCCATATTGTTTGCATCAGGGTCAGGATAAAAGTTCCACACTGAAACATGTGTTACTTCAGGAACAGTTTTAAATTTAGGGTCATACTCACCATCGCTACCCCAATTAGGATATTCTTTATCGACAGCAAAAGGTCCTTTCATTACACCTGTACCAAATAAAGCCATCTCAAATGCTGTGCTTCTTAAATGTTTAGTAGCACTTGACTCTTCAAGCTGGTCCATTATTTTCTTTTCCATATTTTTAGCTGCAATCATAGCAGGACTAAATGTAGCTGTTGCAGGTGTTGTTCCTGCACCTTCTTTTAAATCCTCTATCTTACCTAACTTTTCTTCTAAAGGTCCTAACTCAATACCTGTAGCTGTAAAACCTTTTGGTAAGTCTGCTCCATCTCCATCAAATCCATATGGACTTGTTGGTTCAGCACCCATAGGTTTAGGTTGTAAATCTGCATGTACACTTTCAGATACACCTTCAGGTAATATTGTAGGTTCAACACTTATAGGAAATTTATTACCTGCAAACAATACATCAACTATTTGACCATAGGCTGCAAGTGTTTTTGTTTTAGTTGTCTTAACAAATACTCTAGACTTCTCAGCTTCCGTAAATTGTACATCAGGACCATATAATCCTCTGTAGTTACGATAGGCTCTTAGCCATCTATCTTCATCATTTTCTCTGTAGTTTTCGGCTCTGTTGTATTTTTCATATACGTAGTCTACAATACCTGTTGTATTTATGTCTTCAGGATTGCTAGAGTCTGCAAGGTCATCAAGTGAGATTGCATCATCTTCAATCATAATATCTTCTTCAGCCATATTTTATCCTTTAATATCCAAATGTAGCATCTGCTACAGGCATACTACTTGATGGTTTACCTCGTGGGTCATAGTCAAATATACTAAATCTAGGTCTTGACATTATACCATATCTTAAAGCATCATACAAGTGGTCTTCTGCTTTTGTATCAACATCTTCAGGATTTTTCTTATCTAAAGGTATTGAGGGTAATTGAGAAACTATATTAGTACATGTATTAAAAAATACTAATCTAGGTTCATCTGTAAACTCATCTATTTGTAATCTTCTATGTACTTCGTTTTTACCTGCAACTCTTGAGCCTTTACTTCTATCTGAGGGTCTCCATCGACATCCTCTACTAATCATTTGCTCTGCAAGTGAAGGTCCTGTATCACCTCGTTTGTGCCACAAACTTGAGTCTAATACACCATACTTAATATTACCATCTCCTGCTTCAGCTTCTAATATCATATCAGCTAAGTCTGTCGCCAATACTTTTGATACATAGAGTTCACGATATACAATAAGCTGTTCAGCAGGTGAAACAGCAAACCAAATAACTCCTGAATAACTACCATAACCATAATCACAAGCACGAAACTTAACCCAATTGTTAGGGATAGAATATGGGTCAATAACGTGTACAGTCCTGTCAAACTCAGTAAATGCTGCACCTTCTTTAATATCCCAATCCCCTTCAAGTAACTGTCGTCTTTGTTGTTCAGGAAGGGAGAGTAGCATTGCTTCGTAGTCTCCACTCTCTGAGAGGTATGGATTGTCAGATAATCTTGCAGGAATAAATCTCCTCTTGAATAAAGATTTTCCAGACTTTGGGTGTCCTGCAGGATATTTAAGGATTTCTCCTGTTTCAATATCTGTTGCATCAAATGCCTTTCCATATGGAGCAGGGTCAATAAACATTTTCTTTACCCAGTGATGTCCTACACCTCCGGGGTTAGTTGTGGCTCTCATAAATATTGGTAGGTCAGATGCTGTAGAACGTAAACGTGAACGCATATAATTCCAAGCAAAAGGTGTAGCCCACTGTGTTAGTTCGTCAAAACCTATCCAACTAAATGCCAAACCTTGATAACGCATAACATCATCATCTCTATCAAGATATGACATCCATAATCTAGCACCTGATGGTGCTACCCATTGCATCTTTCTTTCTGACCATTTGATGCCTTTCCAAACTTTCGGATAGAGTTCCTGCGATTTAAATATGAGTTCTCGTAATTCTTCTGTCGTGTGTCGAAGGAGCAACCCACTAAAGGCTGAATGACCCATGTATCTGAGTGGGTCTGCCAACATTGCAAAGGATTTGCCACCACCTGCTGAACCACCATATAATACTTCTCTTTCTCCTGCTGCTAAGAAATCTGTTTGAGGACCTTCATTTGGTTTAAAGGCTACATTTAATTCTTCTTCAGGTACTTGTTCTACTTCATCAAGTGATACAACAGGCTGTTTAGGCTCTTGCACCACTTCTTTCTTCTTCAATTTGTTTTGCCGCTTGTATCGCCTTTTCTGCATATTCTGACCAGATACGGAGAGTTCTAGCTTTGTTCTTACGTTGTCGCTCACGTCTTACTCTTTTCATTAATCCTATATGAGATATATATCTTCCTGTAAAATTACTTAGCCAATTAGATACTTCTCTATATGAATACTGTTTAAGATGTTGTTTAGCTTTTTCAAGTGCGTCTAACTCACGAGGTATAGGTCTAAGTATATGCTCGTTGTCAGGGTCAACACTATAACCAAATGGAATTGTTCTAGCAATTCTAGGTATTGCAATCCATTCATTCTTATCTTTTATATCAAGAGGTTGTGGTAATACCCACTCACCTGTTGTTCTTTTAGTCATTATCTTCCGTTTGTTTTACAGGCATAAGCATAACTCCACCTGTTGATTCAACTTGCATTTTTTCAGTTTTAACTAAACCACTTCTATCAAGCAGTTCTTTTGCTGCAGTCATCTTATCTCGAAAACCTAACTCAGTTGGGTCATCTAATCCATTAGCCATAGCAAATGCAGCTTTAGGTGCATTACTAGCCATGTACATTTGAGTAGCTTCAAGCACCTCATCTTTTATAGCTTTAATAATTTCTTGATTACTTGTATTAGGCGAATACCCAGCTATAATTTTAGCATCTTTGATATTTCCTTTCGCTGTAGTAAAAAGTGCATCAAGAAATTTTTTCTGTCTATCTGATAATTGTCTAGCCATGTTTTATAAACTCAAGCCGACTGCTTTCATTCGAGATATAAGTCTGTCTGCTCGATTTGTTACTTGTTTGTACCATCTTGAGTCCTGCATTTGATTTCCAGCTTCAATCCAATCGCCATCTCTAATAGCTTGTATCATTTTTTTAAATTGTGATAATCTAGGTCTACCCATATTAAACATCATATTAGCTGTAATTAGTTGTACTTCTTTAGGTAGTTTATCCCAATCATCAAATAATCTTCTACACTCACCTATGGTAACATTTATGTCTTGTTCAAAAACTTCGTTGACTCGTATTTCGTCAACAGGTGTGCCCATCCCCATTTGGTACTCAGGGTCATCTTTAGTAATGAGATGTCCGATACCAAATGTAGGTAATCCAAGGTGGTCCAGATATACTTCGTATTTACATCCTTCATCTATCTTTAGTTCCTCTCTTAGTCTATCTGTAAAATCCATTAGTTTAATTTTTTTAACCTCTCGTTTTCTCTTAACAACATATAATAGGCTTTTGTTAATTCTTTATTATCTTCTTTTAATATATGTATAGTTTGCTGTGCAGCTAGAAGTTCTCTTCTTATTGTTTCTTCAAATGTATCTTCGTGGTTATCCCACCCATTAGCTTCAATCACTTTTTACTACCTAAAGCACTAAAACCAAAGTATGCTCCAACCAGTCCACACATGCTTATGTATTGTGTCATAAGAATACTCTCTGCTTCTGCGAGTCTGTCTGGGAATGCCAAAGTTAGGATAGTGGTAATACCCATAAGAATAATTAAAACCCATGCCATTCTCCTTTTGTTTACTTGATACCCTAGTTTATCAGGAATCAAATCATTATTACTGCATTTGCAGTCTTCTTTTCCACATGCACATGTCATCGTTTTTTATTTATCATTTGCAATCCTTGTTTTCCAAATCTATAACCAAAACTAGAACCTATAATTATATATAACATATTAGAGAACCAATTTGGTGTAGATTCTTGTAGAAATACAAACCCCTCTTTTACGTATGGTTGTGTCCAAGGCAAAAAACAACATATTAATATTGCTCCAAAAATAAGTGACCAAAATTCATCTTTCCAACTTTCACCCATCTGACTTGTTAATGATTGCTCATTAAGCATACT